GGTGGGTGCAGGGTCAGCAGCGTCGTAGTCACAAGACAACATCACCTTGCCAGCTTGTCCATTAGTGGCAAAGGCTGAAACCTCAGGACGAAAATAGAACATCAAGTTGAGGAACCGATACTTCTCAAAAAGTTGGGCTTCCTTAGCCAACCAGGGAAACGTTCCCGCTTGACCCGGGTTTATCGGAAAAGAGCTGGTGACAAATCCGGTCGAACCATTGACTTCACCAATATACTCATCCTCAGTTATAACTTGCGTTCGTCGACTTCTTCCGGCACGACCAGAAGGAAACAACGGACCCATCGCGGCGCCGCCTCGAAAGACGCGCCCCGTCTGGGCTGCTGGTTGATTACCAGCACGCCTATTTCTCCTACGGCGACGGTTGCGATTCCTACGCCGCTTTGCTGACACCGGCTGAGCTGGCTGCGCACGAGCTTGTACAACTCGAGCCTGCTTAGCTCGGTAGGCAGTGCCTCGTGGGGGCACCGGGGGTGGATTGCCACCTCTCCCCCTTCTGTTTCTGCGCGGTAACGCGACTTGCATTGAAGAATAGTTTTTTATCCCAGGGTCGACACATAAGCACGACTGCTTAACCATTGGCTGGGACTCCAAACCAAGAAACAGATTATAAAGTTCAGTCTCCGTTGGTATTTGACACTTGGCTTGACGCCATTCTTCCGTTCCTTGCAAAACAGTGTCATATTCATGCACTAACCAAGAGACCAACTCGCGGAGATACCCTCTGAGCTGGGGATCAGACCAGCCCACTCGGAGGAGCGCACAAGCTCGCACCAAGGTATAACAAGGGTTCTCAGGCTCGCGACTATAAAGAAGGGACGTGCATATTTTCTGACGGTTATAAAGGGGGATTGCTACTCCATCCACAAAAACCGTAAAAGCTGACAGAAAATCCAACTTCTCAACAGGACGGGGGGTCATGGAATCGGTAGTCGTCGTTATACCAATTCTCGCCCACTCCGCAATCAAGCGCTCAGCATTGAAATGCGGCAAAGCTAGGTCGGACACGGTCCAGGTATTGTCATCTCCACAAAGAGCAAGCGATAGTTCGGACATAAACTTATCGTAAGACAACATATCATCTGGAACTAACCTCAACCACCCGTATGCTAACAGGCAGAAAAGGATCAACGTGTTATCAGAAATAGTGTTAACAGACCCAGAGGGATTACCTCCTGTCTTTCGCACAAAAACACCATCCGAAGTAATAATCAGAGTATGGACCAAATTAGAATAATAGGTCAACAACCT